TCTGGTGGGGCAACCTATAAGACGACAAGCGTAACCAACGATCAGGCACAGTTTATTGATTCTCGTCGTATGGCTGTGGAGGATGTGGCTCGCGCGTTCAACGTGCCACCGCACCTTCTTGGTCTTCCTGGCACGAACTCTTACGCTTCGGTTGAACAGAACAACCTTGCTTGGGTTATTCACTGTTTGCGACCGATTGTGCAAAAGCTAGAATCAGCTTTCTCGCCTCTCATGGAACGTTCCGCGGGCGGGGAAACAGCTTTTATCAAGTTCAACCTTGATGGTTTGCTTCGCGCCGACATCAACTCGCGTATGAGCGCTTACAGCACCGGTTTGCTGTCAGGCTTCCTCACAATCAACGACGTGCGTCGCCTTGAGGACTTGCAAGACATTGATGACCCGTCGGCTAACACGGTTAGGGTGCCCTTAGCTAACGTGAACGTGGCTGCGGCTAACTTGAAGGAAGAAACTGAGAAGGTTGACATGGCCCAACGTCTCATTCAGGTTGGTTTCGATCCTGCCGCAACTTTGGCCGCTTTGGGTCTGCCCGCGATTGAACACACTGGTCTGCCTTCGGTTCAGTTGCAACCGACTGCGCAGATTGACCCGACTGACCCTAACTCGGAGTATGTGGTCGAATGATTAAAAACGGACAACAATCAGTCACTGGGACAGCAACAATGATTGATGGTCGTACCACTAAATATAGTCGGCTATATATTCACAACAACGACAATACTAAAGACCTTTTTATTGGAAACAGCAATGTCACCGCTAATAATGGTTACAAGGTGCTGAAGTTGGAAAGCATTGAAATAGATTTGCCTCCGTTAAATGATGTGTTTGTTGTGAGTGATGGCAACGCACACACTATTTCTTGGTTGAGAGTAGAGATTGATTAATGCCTTACTATATTTCTGATTCTGCTGAGGGTTGCTCGGGTTGGGCAACCATTAAGGAGGATGGCGAGGTTATGGGTTGTCACGCCACGAAACAGGACGCAATCGATCAGGGTCTTGCTATTGCGCAAGCCGAGGACTCAACGTTTGAGGGCGAACGCGCCATGCCCGGCACTTTAAAGCCCGGCAACTTTGTTTCTTGGAAAGACCACGGCGAAACCTATCAGGGTCGCATCCGCGAAGTTGTCACCTCGGGCACTATTGACATTCCTGGTTCGGGTGTGCAAATTGCCGGTACTTTCTTTGACCCCGCCGCCTTGGTCCAAATGTATGAGCAGGTTGATGGGGTATGGGTTGAAGCTTCTACATTCCTGGGCCTGTTGTTTTCACAACTCAGTGGTATTAGCGCTCTTGTTGAAGATGAAATGTCTGAGTTCGATTATGAACAAGATTTACTGGATGATTCGCCAGATGAGGACGATGACAATGACGACGAGGATGATTTGCTTGGAGAAAACCGGCAAGTCAACCTAGAGGCTCCCGCTTACATGCGAGCCGCCGCGCGTCAAGGTTTAAAGTATTACGAAGAGGGTTTGGCTGGCGACGGTCTTGTTGACCGCACGGTTCGTGAAGCTAGGGCAATGGCTGAGGGCAATGTGACCGCCGATAAGTGGGTTCGTCTCGCAGCGTGGATTGCAAGGCACCTTGTTGATCTTGACGCACCCGCCGCCAACCCGAACAACAAGGATTACCCTTCTGCCGGTGTTGTTGCGCACTTGCTGTGGGGTTCAGGACCATCTAAGCGTGCCGCCCGCAGGGCGCTAGAGTACGCCGAAGGTGTTGTAGGTAGACTAGAAGAAGAAAATCGTCAACGCGTGAGCGTGGAGGCTAAAGACATGGCAAAGATAGAAACCAGAACTAATAACGCCCGGTTTGAGGTGCGAGAACTTGATGGTGGCGGTATGACTTTCACTGGTTATGCCGCAGTGTTTAACGCGCCAAGCGAACCACTGCCCTTCATTGAGCGTATCGCTCCTGGGGCTTTCAAGCGATCTTTGGATTCTCGCAATGATGTCAAGTTGTTGTGGAATCACGACACGGGCATTGTTCTTGGCTCTCGCCGTGCGGGAACGTTGCGTCTTGAGGAAGACAATTATGGTTTGCGTGTTAGCGCTGATTTGCCTGACACTCAGGCCGGCCGTGACGCTGCTTATTTGATTAAACGTGGCGACGTTGATTCTATGAGTTTCGGTTTCTCCGTGCCCAAGGGTGGCGACGAGTGGATTTCCGATAATGAGCGTGTTCTGCGTTCGGTTAGGCTTATCGAAACATCAGTTGTTTCGTTTCCGGCTTACTCGCAGACCGCGGGTTCGACTGCTGTGCGCGCACTTGGTAAAGTTGCGCATCGCGCTTCGGTTGACGCTGACGCACTCGCTGATGCGATTGTTGCTATCGAATCTGATAGTGACTTGACTGAAGAGCAAAGCGACATTTTGATGAAAGTTATTAATGAGCTTGGCCCAAAGTCTGATGAGCCTACTGAGACCGTTGAAAGCGAAGAGCTTGATTCGGCCATGTTGGAACTGAAGAAAAAGAAGCTTGAACAACTATTGAAGGGGATTTGATTATGGCAACTAAGGATGAAATCAAAAAGGTTATTCTCGATATGGCAGGCAACCCGGAGTCAGGTATTGTAAAAGAATACGCTGATGTGTGGGCCGAGGCGATCGTGAAAATAGATGCTCCTGCTGAAGCGCCTGAAGTTGAGCGTGAGGTTGTGGAACCGGTCAAAGAAACCCGCGTTCTTGGTGTCGCAGAGAAGCGATAGCGGGTTTCCCCTCCCATCCCCTTTCCTGGGAGGGTCTTTTGTTACTCTGGTGTCAACACTGGGGTAAAATTAAAACAACGGTTGAGTGTTAGCACCACCGGGTATGGGTCTGCGTTAGCGCGACTGTAATTGTAATCACATCAATAGGAGAATCATGTCTGAGTACCTTAAGTCTCAGTCAGAACTTCGCGCATCTCTCATTAAGGACATTCAGACTACTCTGGATGTTGCTGAGGAACGCGGCGGTCTTGACGCAGACGCAAAAAGCAAAATCGACGCCCTTGAAACTGACATCCGCGCTGCGGAAGAGGCTATCGCAGTTTTCAGGCGTCAGGAAGAGCGCAAGGCTGAAGCAGCCGAGGCTGCTCGCGGGTTTGTTCCCTCTTCGGAAGCTCGCAGCGAGGTTGACGTTCTTCGTGCGATTGGTCGCGGTGAAATCCGTGAACACACGTTCGAACAGCGCGCACTCGTAACTTCCAGCAACACCGTACCTGTTTCGTTCTACGATCAGGTGTTCCAGGTTGCACGTCTCGTTGGTCCCATGCTGGACACCTCCGAGATTTTCAACACCACTTCGGGTGAAAACATCACTGTTCCGATTATGACCGCTTACAGCACTGCTGCGCTGACGACTGAGGGTTCGGCTATCAGTGAGTCCGACCCCACCTTCTCTAGCATCACGCTGGGCGCTTACAAATATAGTTTCCTCATCGGTGTCAGTAATGAACTGATCGCGGATGCCGGATTTAATTTGGAAAGCCTCCTTGCTGAGCAGGCCGGTAACGCTATTGGCTTCACCGTCAACGGCGTTCTGACCACCGGAGATGGAAGCGACAAGCCTCGCGGTATTGTCACTGCTTCTGGTTCTGGTATCACTGGTGGAACCGCTGTTTCTGGCGCGTTCACCGCTGACAACCTGATTGACCTTATTTACTCGCTGGATGGCGCTGCGCGTCGTCTGCCGGGTGTGGGCTTCATGGCTACCACCTCTTCACTTGGTGCAATGCGGAAGCTCAAGGACAATTCGGGTCAGTACCTTTACCAGGTTGGTGTCGGACAGCCAGACTCGTTTGCTGGTTTCCCCATCTTCGAAAACCCCGCAATGGCCGCAGCCGCAACCTCAGCGAAGAGTGTGATCTTCGGACACCTCCCCTCGTACAAGGTTCGCATGGCTGGTGGACTTCAGGTTGCATCCAGCACCGACTACGCGTTCAACAAGGACCAGACTTTCTACCGGTTCTTGATGCGCGTCGATGGCGACTTGACTCACGCAGGTCACGTCAAATACTTCATCGGAAACGCTGCCTAGTATTTGACAACACGCTGAAGGGCCGGGGTGGTGGGTTGCCCCGGCCCTTCTGTTTGCTAAGATTCTGTGCATGGGAAAAAAGGGGAACCCTGCTCACAGGGAACAATTAAACGGCGCTATTGGTGTTTGGTCTAATTCTTATGACGCACCCACGGGTTACGGGCAACAAGTCAAGTATTTGATTGACCGTATGGTCCGTCACGGCTTTGATGTTGCTAATCTTTCTAACTTTGGTCTTGAGGGAAAGATTGACACTATAAAAACGCCTCATGGTGATGTGAAGCACTTTCCTCGCAGTTTTCACCCGTATTCGCAGGACAGTGCCCCGCTTGACTTTATGACGTGGGCTAATTCGGTTGGGAAGAAAGACCTTTTCTTCACCTTGTATGACGCTTGGGTTCTTGAGTCGCCCTTATATAAAGACATGCGTAGGATTTGGTCTTGGATTCCATTAGATCACATTACTTTGCAGTCTCGTGTCAAGCAATGGGCTGAGCAACCTAACGTGTTGCCGATCAGTATGGCACCGCACGGCAAGCGCCAACTTGACCAGGCGGGTATTGAGAATGTTTATATTCCGCACGGTATTGATACAAACACGTTGAAAGAAAGCTGGATTCTACCCACCGGCCAAGATGTACGTGATTATTGGAAAACTCGGGACAAGTTTGTTGTTGGCATGGTGGCGGCCAATAAGGCTTCTGGTTTGGTTCACCGTAAAGCGTTTAGTGAAAACCTGATGGCCTTCAGTATCTTCAGGAAACGCCACGAGGACGCTGTGCTTTATTTGCACACTGATTCAACCGGTAGTGGTATTGGTTGGAATCTTATGGAATTGTTGAGTTCTCTTAGTGTTCCGCAAGAGTCTGTGCTTATTGTTAATCCGTTGGAGTACCGTTACGGGTCTTCGCGTGAGGCTTTGGCTTGTTATTACACGGGGATGAATGTTTTGTTAGCCCCGAGTCTTGGGGAAGGTTTTGGTGTGCCGACGGTTGAGGCTCAGGCTTGCGGAACGAGGGTGATCGCCTCTAATTGGGCTGCGTCGCAGGATTTGGTTGCTGAGGATGGTTGGCTTGTTCAGGGAACACCAGTTTGGGATGCTGGTCAGCTCGCTTGGTGGCAGACACCTTCTGTGCCATCGATTGTCGAAGCGCTCGAAGATGCTTACAAGAACGGTCAGGATAAGTCTGCTACTTCTGTTGCGTTTGCTAAAGACTTTGATGTTGAAACTGTTTGGGCGCGTGACTGGATGCCGTTGTTGAGGAAAGAATTTGGATGAAGCTAGTCCACTTCTACCATGTGTACGCTGACGGCGATTGGAAGCCAGCGGCGCAGGACCACATTGAGGAGTTGTTTGTCTCGGGTTTGCTAGACGAGTTGGACGATATGTTTGTCGGCATTGTTGGGTCTAAAGAAAACCGCAGAAAAGTGAAACGTGAACTGCGTCGTTTTGTTGTGGCGGAGGCTGATGAGGGTTGGGAGCAGGTCACATTAAATGAGGTACATAAATATGCACAACATAATGACGCTGCAATCTTTTACGCCCATACCAAGGGAGCTTCGTCTAAAAGCCAGTTGGCTACTGATTGGCGAGTGTCGATGACACATGACACGGTAACGCGTTGGCAGGAGTGTGTGACAGCGTTGCGCGATCACGATGCCGCTGGCGCTTTCTGGTTGAAGTCTGCAATGCCGGAACATTCTGAGCATGACTTCTTTTTTGCCGGCAACTTTTGGTGGTCTCG